AATGCAAGCCATGGAGAGGGGCGGCGGAGATTATCGACTGGACGATTCCATGCCCTTCTATTTTTGACACAACGGATGAAATCAAAGAAAAATACGGTATCCGTGCTGTGCGCCCTTTGGCGGTAAATACACAGAAACGCATTGCAAGAGGTATTGAGAAATTTGTGCTGCAGAATAAAGAGCCGTTTATTGTTCCTATTGGTTACGGGGAACGAAAAGGACAGGCACCGAGGGTGCATGACATCAATGAGCCGTTAAGTACGATTGTCGGGAGCGGCAAACAATACCTTGCGATGCCTTCTCTGATTCAGTATCACACAGAGCAATCGGAAAGAGTGAGATGGCAGGGGATGGATGAGCCGATTATGACGCTGGACGCGGCGAACCGATACGGGCTTTCTGTGGCATATCTGGCGGAATACTTCCAGAACGGCAGACCGCTGGATGTGAATAGTCCCTTGCATACCTCGACCACGAAGGACAGGGAATGTGTTGTGGAGACCTTTATTTCCAAGTTTTACAAAACGGGCATCGGGCAGAAGCCGGACGAGCCTTTGCATACGATTACGACATCCGCAGGGCATTTCGGCATTGTCACGGTGAAAATGAACTGGTCGGAAATGAATTTGCATCACTGGAACGAGGTCAGAGAACTGCTAAATGCGTACTGTGGGTATGCAATCGCAGAGGATGAAATTCTGCTGCTGGATGTCAATGGGACGATGTACTTCATCAGTGACATCGGACTGCGGATGCTGACTCCGAGGGAACTGTACGCGGCGAATGGGTTTCCGCCCGATTACATCATCGACCATGATTACACGGGGAAAGCCTACGGCAAAACAAAACAGGTCGCACGCTGCGGAAATGCGGTGCCGCCGCCGTTCGCAGAAGCTCTTGTAAGGGCAAATCTGCCGGAAATGTGCGGGAGACAGTTTGAAACCATGAAGGAACTGTATGGGGTGATTTAAGGAGTGAGGAAAATGAGTGTGACACTTGAAGAAAAGATTAACCAGTTAAGAGAAGCAGTAAATCGATTGAGAAGATATACTCCGGTAGAAGATTTCGGGGCGGAAGCAAGGGCGTGTAAACGTACTGCGGATGGATTTGGACAGGAAGCTGACTTGCTGGAGGAACTAAAACGCTACAGGGACTTGGAAGAACAGGGGCGGCTGTTGGTGCTGCCATGTAAGGTTGGAAAACATGAAAAAAGATTAGTCGATTTAGAGAACGCCATGGACGAGAGTACTTTATATGATTGGTATGTCACTTCCGTAAAACAGAAAGATACGCCTGTTTGGACAGGGGAACATATTGAAGAATTATTGAATGATTTTTATGTTATTCCAAAAGAAGCGGCATTGGAGAAAAGGAGATGTGAAGCGGATGGCGATTAAACCAATCTTATTCAATACAGAAATGGTGCGGGCGATTTTAGACGGGAAAAAGACTTGCACTCGGCGGATTGTGAAAGGTGCTATCCCTGATGATGCGATGTGGGGGTATACCATGTTTACACCAAAAGGCTGTGTATCTTGCAGGGGGGTGTATGCTGATGAATATGGCGAAAAATTTTTTAGATTACCGTACCAGCAGGGAGACATTCTGTATGTTCGGGAAACATGGGGACATCCGATTTCCTTAAATTCAGATAAACAGTATGTTTTTAGAGCAGATGAGATAGCGGAAATTGGCTTTAAAAATGATAGCCATATATGGCATCCATCAATCCATATGCCAAAAGAAGCGGCGAGAATCTGGCTGAAGGTGAAGGATGTACGGGTGGAACGGTTGCAGGATATCACAGAAGAGGGTGCGGAAAAAGAAGGATGTAGAGAAAGTGTGTGTTCTAAAACAAAATTCAGAACATCAGCTATGCTGAATTTTTTTAACCTGTGGGATTCCACCATCAAAAAATCTGATATTGACCGCTACAGTTGGCAGGCTAACCCATGGGTTTGGGTGATTGAATTTGAACGGTGTGAGAAACCGAGTTACAGTCCCAGTGATGGTGCGAATTGCAAGGAGAAAACAGAAAAAGAGAAGAAAGAATACAAGTAGAAAATCAACAGTAAACAAGAGTAGGGTGTTGTTTATGGCAATATACAGGAATTTACATATATCGTTTTGGACGGACAGCAAGGTCGAGGACGATTTCACACCAGAGGATAAGTATTTCTATGCTTATCTTCTGACAAACCCACAGACGAACATCTGCGGTTGCTACGAGGTCAGTTTTAATCAAATATCACACCATACAGGATATACTAAGGATACAATTTCAAGATTGATTAGCCGCTTTGAAAATGTGCATGGCGTAATTCGGTACTGTGCAGAAACAAAGGAAGTCTTGATTCTCAAATGGTACAAGTACAACTGGAGCAAGTCAGAGAAAACGCTTACGGGTGTTGAGAATGTCGCAAAGCATATTAAGTCAGATGATTTTAGGAGGTACGTTATGGATACGGTAAATAAAGTCAGAGGTGGTGCGGACGATTGCCAGAAGGAAGAAGAACCGAAAAGTATTCCTTCCGCTTCTGCAAAGAAAGTATCTTCTGCTGATATGCTGAATGATATGGTTTCCGAGTTTGCTATTTCCGATTATCTTCTGGAATCGGTACAGGATTGGATTGCATATAAGGGAGAGAGGAATTTCAAGTACAAAGAAAGAGGTTTGCGGACGCTTTTAAAAACAGTGTCGGAAAAGTCAACACAGTACGGAGATACGGCGGTGTCAACAGCAATAAATGAAAGCATTTCAAGCGGATATCAAGGTATTGTTTGGGAGAAAATCGGGAAGGCTTCCAGTAGCGATATAAACTGGAATTTTTAGGGGGTGTGATTCGTTGACAAAAGAGGAAACAAAGAAAATTTTGTATATCATGTATAACTGTTTTCAGAATTTCAGACCAAAGAATATCGTAGAGACAACAGAGGTTTGGGAAATGATGCTTGCAGATTATACATATCAGCAAATTTCCGTTGCATTGAAGTCCTATGTCCTGTCCGACACAAGCGGATTTGCACCGACAATAGGGCAGTTGGTTGACATGGTTCATTCTGTCAGCAAGCCGCAGGAATTGAACGAAATGGAGGCGTGGTCGTTAGTCAGTATGGCGATTAGAAACAGCGGATACCGATATACCGAGGAATTTTTGAAACTTCCTACAATCATTCAACGTGCAATCGGAACACCAGAGCAGTTGCATATTTGGGCTACGGATGAAGATTACAACGAAACCGTAGTCATGAGCAATTTTCAGAGGTCATACAGATTGGCACTGATGCAGAAAGACGAAAGCGCAAAGCTGCCAACAGAAGCACAGAATTTGCTTTCTAATAATGAAAATCCTGCCAGAATAGAAATGCAGGATAGGATTAAGCAACTTTCTAATGCGTTTGAAGAAAAGAGCAAACTGTTGATTGAGGGCAGCGATAAGAAAGAAAGAGTAGTGGATGATTCTGTTATGGACACAGTTCATGCAGAATTGGAGAAGATAAAAGCAATGAGTATCAGATAAGAGCCAGAACGGAGGAAAATTTATGAAAACGCCAATCGTAAAATCCGATGAAGGAAAAGCGCAGCTCAACCTTGTACCATTGGAGATTTTAGAGCCATTAGCAAGAGTGCGTGAATTTGCCGTTGAAAAATACGGTGTTGAAGGTATTGAGTCATGGCGCAATATTTCCGATGATAGATTGTTAGCTGCTCTGCTGCGGCATACGATTACTTACCAAAAAGACCATGACGCGCGTGACGAGGAAAGCGGATTGCCTGCTGCGTATCATGTAGCTATCAACGGTGCATTTCTTGCCATCAAGGCTATGGAGAGAATGAAAGTAAGATGCGGATACCAAACAGGGGAAATAAACTTTTACGAAAATCTGCCGCCAGAAGTGCAGAAAAGGGGAGACAAATTTATTTCTGCGGTTTGCGAGGGTGGTGTGAAAGATGAATCTGAATCAGATTGAAAAGAAAAAACGGTATCAGAAGCAAAAAAGAATCATTGAAGAAGCAAAGACAGAAGCTATTGAAAATATGCAGAAAATCATTGATAGAGGGCTTTCTTCCCAGATGGAACTTGTCATGCTTCTAGTCCTGCATGATAAGTTTGGTTTCGGTTCAGAACGCTGCGCTAAGGCGTTGGTCTCTTTTGAACAACTTTGGGCTGATGTTGGGGACAAGCACCTTTCGCTTGATGATATTGAGGAAGTAGTAAAGGCTGAAATTGGAATCGAAATGACGGAGGATACCATTTTCCAGACCGACAAGAAAGGGAATAAGAAATTGCTTTGGTCTAACGAGAATACATAAAGGAGGTATTCCTAAGTGGCTTTGCGTAATTTGACAAAGCCAGAATTGCGAAAAATTTTAGAAAACGCCAATTTTACCGAGGATGAGATGATGGTATTTCAACTGTCCAGTAACGGTTCACCTATTGACTATATAGCAGACACGATGAAAATATCATCATCTACGGTAAATCGTATTTTGAGGAAGATTTATAAGAAGATGGAAAGGATTGAGGATATGTCGAAACCAGAAGTGCCGATTTGGCAGAAAGTTACAATGACGATTGATGAAGCGTCCGCCTATAGCAATATCGGAACGGCAACGCTCAGAAAACTTGCGAATAACCCAAAATGCACTTTTGCTCTTACAAACGGTAACAGGAAACTAATTAAGCGCAAGGAGTTCGATAAGTTTATTGAAAATACTATCGAGATATAGACAAAAATTAGCCCTGTATGGTAATATGACGCTGTATGGGGCTTTTCTCAAAATGAAAGGGTGTGTAATAGAATGGGAAAAGACCTTAGAGGTAAAGAATTAGGCGTTGGTATCAGCCAACGAAAAGACGGAATGTACACAGGACGATTTACAACAAAATCCGGAAAACGGAAACAGAAATACTTTCATAAGTTGCAGGAGTGCAGGGCGTGGATGGCAGATGCACAGTTTGAGGATGAACATGGTGATGTGTTCTTTTCTGACTCTCCAACAGTCGATGCGTGGTTTGACTACTGGATAAATGAAGTAAAGGGAGATGGCATAAGAATTATAACAGAAAGAAACTACAGAAGTATGTGGAGCTTTTCTATTTCTCCAATTATTGGGAATATGGAATTAAAAGACGTAAAGCCGATTCATTGTCAGAAAGTACTAAATATGATGAATGAAGGGCATAAGACATCTACCATTAAGGTGCATAGAGATTTAATGTGGAGTGTTTTTGAATGTGCTGTCGAAAATTATTTAATAGAAAGAAATCCTGTAAGAAGGAATGTGAAAGCAACTGGTGGTAAAAAAACAGAAGCGCGAGAAGCACTAACTGTTGATGAGCAAAAAACTTTCTTAAAAGAATCAGAAAAATCATCATTTTATAATGGATATGCGTTTGTGCTGCAAACCGGGATTCGGGTTGGAGAATTGATTGCGTTAAAGTGGTCTGATGTAGATTTTAAAAATCGAAAAATAAAAATACAGAGAAGTGCATCGGAGGTCGCAAAGAAAGGATTTGTAATCGGAGAACCTAAAACAAAAAGCGGGCATCGGGAGATACCGCTTACAAAAGAAGCTGTCAATATTTTATATAGTCAAAAAGAGAAGAATTCTCAAAACAAAATTATTCCAATCCAGTATGCAGATTATATTTTTCTGAACAAAAACGGAAATCTAATTCAAAAGTCAGCGTATAATCAAGGAATATATGCTATTTGCAATAGATTGGGAATGAGAAAGTTCTCAATTCACTTGCTAAGGCACACATTCGCTACGAGATGTATAGAAAGTGGTATGCGCCCTAAAACGCTGCAAGCAATCCTAGGTCATAGCAAAATTGAAATGACGATGAATTTGTATGTTCATGTAACGGATGAATCCAAACTGGAGGAAATCGAAGCAATAGAAAAAAACTTAAAATTGGTGTAGAAATTGGTGTAGAAATAAAAAATACATATAGAACACCTTGTTTTATCAATGTTTTTAATAAGTATATACATTTTGGGAATGAAATGATATTGAAATTTTTATTCAAAATGAAAATATCTTGCTATAACTTTAAAAACATTGTTAATAACTTTATTTTCAATGGTTTTGAGTAATTCATACAAAAAAGATAAACATTGAATAACTTTTCAAAACAAATGAATAATTTTTAGAAAATTGGTGTAAAATTGGTGTAGTGGTGTAAGATTGGTGTAGAAAAGCCCCATACAAAACAAAAAAATATATGACAGAAAGTTGAGCGAAAGATGACACTTTTGGCTCTTTTTTTATGCGAAAATATAGGTAGAAGGAGGTTGATGGAAATGTTTTCAGATGAAGTCCTAGAGAAAATTTTCAGTCGTGAAGATGTAATGAAGATACCTCTTACTTATCAGTCCGTTATGGTTCGGGCGGTGCAGGAGGTTTTAGAGAAGGAGGGAATCGACTATGCAACCAAATCCTTATCAGAGCATGAACTATAATATCCAACCAGCATATCAGCAGTATGGGTATAATCCGTACTTCCAACAACCGAGGATGCAGCAACCACAGATAGAGCCATTGCAAACCACAAATCAGTTTCAGCAGCAGTTACAGAGCGGCATAAATGGTCGAGTGGTACAGTCTGTGGAAATGATAACAGCAAATGACGTACCTATGGATGGCTCGGCGGCGTTCTTTCCAATGCAGGATATGAGTGCAATATTGGCTAAGTCATGGAACGCTGACGGCACAATCAAAACCGTAATCTTCAAGCCGATAAATGAGACTGTTCCTCAAAACGAAATCCAAAACAAAGAGAATTTGAAAATTGACTTGTCGGACGGTACGGTTGCGGCTTTTATGGATAGGTTTGATGAACTGTCGGAAATATTAGAGCAGTTGGAGGTTTCCATAAATAAAACTGCGCCAAAATCAAGCGCACAATCGACCAAGAGAAAGGCGGATGCAGAATGAAAAACTTGTTTCAGTTATTTAGCGGCATAAAGAATCCGCAACAATTTTTACAAAGCATGATGAACAATAGTCAAGTGATGGGAAACCCTATGGCGAAAAATGCCATCGAAATGATGCAAAAGGGGGATGCCAAAGGCGTAGAGCAGATGGCAAGAAACCTCTGCAAAGAGAAAGGGGTAAACCCAGATGAAATAATGCAACAAATAAAAGATAGTTTTGGTATGTAAGACATATTAGAGGTTGCGCGCAAAAAACCTTGGTGCCTCTTTATGAATAAAAATATTCAATCAAAAGGAGGAATCTAATATGTTCAACTCTACAAACAATACACCTTTTACTATGCCCGTAATGCCCGCAACAGGCGGTTATGGCAATGACGGTGCTTTTAGCGATGGCGGATGTCTGTGGATAATCGTGGTTTTCGCTCTGCTTTTCGGTTGGGGCAATAACGGTTTCGGCGGTTTCGGCGGTAATGGCGGCGGCTATGTAGCAACAGCAGCCACACAGGCGGATATTCAGAGAGGCTTTGACACTCAGGCAATCGTAGGAAAACTGGATGGTATTACCAACGGTCTATGTGATGGTTTCTATGCTGTAAACAACAGTATGCTTACTGGATTTAATGGCATCAACACAAACATCATGCAGACTGGCTACGGCATCCAGCAGGCTATTAACGCTGATACAGTCGCTAATATGCAGAATACAAACGCTTTACAGGCTCAGTTAGCTAATTGCTGCTGTGAAACAAGAGAAGCTATTCAGGGCGTAAATTACAATATGGCTCAGAATACTTGTGCATTGCAGAACACAATGAACAGTAACACCAGAGATATTATTGACAGTCAGAACGCAGGAACAAGAGCAATCCTCGACTACCTGTGTGCTAAGGAAAACGCCGAACTGAGAGACAAGGTTCAGAAACTGGAGCTTGCTGCATCCCAGTCCGCACAGAACGCATACATCACAGCAAGTCAGGATGCACAGACAGCTGAATTGATTAGAAGAATCAACCCTATGCCTGTCCCTGCGTATAGCGTTCCTGCGCCTTATCCTTATTCTGGATACGGTAACGGTTGCGGTTGCTAATGACAGACAACCAAAATAAAGGGTTATCTTATTTGGATATGCTTACCGTCCTGTCTGTGTTTTTACAGTTTGTAACGTGTCAGCAAGTATCGAACGATACACTACTGAAAGAATTGCATAGGCAGGATGGGTATTATCTGGATAAGATAATGAAAGACCAGAAGGAAATACTAAAAATACTATCTGATATTAAATCAGACTTCGCCCACAGTGGTTGATACAAAGAGGGTAGGCAGAAGTCTACCCTTATTTTTTAGGAGGTGTTATTTTATGGCTTGCAAAAACGTGTGCCGACTTTGCGATAATTTCATTATGTCGCAGTCAGTGAATTTTACAGGCGGAAATCTGATTATAGATTTACCCGCTGGCAGTTATGCAGACTGCCGAAAAGTTTGTATTGTGGTGGCTCAAAAAATCCCCGATACCACTACAATCAATGCTCCTGTTTTTATTACGATTGGTGGCGGTACTGTGCAGTATCCGCTTATGAAGCGTAATTGCAGACAGGTTATAGCATCTGGCTTGAGAACAAGAACCAGATACAAAACCGTAGTTGAGACAACGAACAATTCTGGATTGTTCAGAATGATAGGGGAACCCTGCTGTACGCCAGATAACAGATTATCTGCTATCAACGGAGAAGGTGCCCCCGCAACAACGGACGGAGGTGAATAATTTATGCACATTGAGAGAATGCACAAAATGATTGAGTGTCTTTGCGAAAAGGCATGGTTTAAAATGGAAAACGGTCTGGAATGTGTTGATACCGCCGAAATGGGTCAGGTTGTCGATATGATTAAAGACTTAAACGATGCCGAATACAAAGCGGTCATTACAAAAGCTATGCAGAAAGCAGAGAAAGAGGACGAAGAAGAAGATAAGGAAATCCTTAGAAGATTGAAATCCGAATACTACGAGGACGGAGACAGGCGTTTCTACGACCATTACAGATACGCTGACGGTAGATTCGCACCAAAGGGCAGAGGAACACGAAGAGGCTATACAGAACCGCCTTATTACTTCCAGACACCCGATATGTATCACGAATGGGATAGCAAGAGTGATGCGGAGCGTGGCAGAGATTTAGACCGTATGGGAGGTAGAATGTACTATACCGAACCCATGATGAGCGGATACGAAAGAGCAAAACGCCACTACACAGAAAGCAAGGAAACGCACAGGTCAAATTCACAGTCCGACAAAGAGCAAAAGATGCGCGACCTTGAAGCATACATGAAGGAGCTTTCTGGTGACGTGACAGAGATTCTTTCGGATATGACACCAGAAGAACGTACTCTTTTGAAAGCTAAAATGACAACGCTGTTGCAGAAAATCGGCTGATATAAAACGGATAGGGGGAAAACACCCCTATCTTTTTTTAAATTGGGGGTGCTAACGAAATGGTGTTTGAGATAAACGGCGTAAAGTGGAGCGTTGTTTCCGTTATGCCATCCTCTGACTGTCTGCGCCGCTCTGACGGGAGTTTTACTGTTGGTGTGACCGATAACACCACTCACTGTATTTGCCTTTCAAATCGGCTTGTAGGCAGCTTTAAGAGGAAGGTACTTATACACGAATTATGCCATGCAGTCTGTATGTCCTATGACATACACATCCCATTAGAACAGGAGGAGTTTTTATGTGACTTTGTGGCTACTTATGGGGATGAAGTGTTCGATATGGTAGATATGATGGTCGGGGAAATTCGGAAAACGGCATAAAAAAAGGGAGTATACCGAAATTGATATACTCCCAATTTTTGTGTAGCTTAGGATTGGAACATCTACGAAAGGGTGTACTGTTATTATACCATTTTGTTGAGGTCAACGCAATGGTTACTTTTTCGTCAGCACCGCAATACTCCCCTTGCTTGTGATATTGTACCCGATAGCATCCGCTACGTCACGAATTTTGATGTAGTTTGTCCCGTCCTTCAAAATCCGTTCTGCCATGTGTTCTTTGCCGTCAATAATAACCTTGCACTTCTCTACCACTTCTTCATCCTCCGTTTCGTAGTCGAAAATATCATTTACAAGCAACCAATGCGTGAATTTGTTGCACCGCAGGGGGACTTCACGCACGCCGTAAGCCGAACCGTCAGCTGCTATGTAGTAAGGGTAGCCGTTCTTCATACCAGTGTAAACACCGATATGCCCCTTCATCCAGACCAACGCCCCGATGGGTGCTTTTTCTATGGTAGAAATAGGGTTTACGCTTTTTGCCCGTTCTTTCCATTGGGTACTGCCGAGTTTCACACCGCACGCCCACGAAATCAGACCAGAGCAGTCTACACAAACCTTGCCGATTTTCTTTCGGTCACTGTTCCATACCATATTGCCATATTTGTTTTTCAGATAGTTGTAGTTTGCTTCTGTCATTACAGAGCCTTTCATACCGTAAACTCAGACATAGGCAGTGCCGACCTTGCTTCTACAAAACTTTACCAGTTCTTTTCCAGTCATTTTTGCCATTTGCCATCACCTCCGTTAAGCGTAATAGTATCGCATTGTTTCTTCATTGAAATATCTTTTCTTTCCTTTTGTCGGGGATTCCTTTCCAAACATAGGATGTTTAGAACCGCTTCTCCCATAGCAGGGATTCATCTCCCCTTTCTTTTTTTCGCTCATTTCTTTTTTGGATTTTTCTGTATGCTTTTTGCCATAGAATGAATTTTTTTTCCCGAAAACATTCGCATGGTTTTCTTTCATGTGCTTTATCGTCAAAACATTATTAACATTTTCCTTTGCCGTAACCCACCTCAGATTCTGACAGACATTGTTAGATTTATCGGTATCAATGTGGTCTACATATTTTTTATTATCTGGATTTGATATAAAATATGTTGCAACCAATCTGTGAACATATCTTTTTTCTCCCTTCTTTTTATCATAATTCCATAGAGAGACAAAAAAATAACCCGTTCTCCTATTCTTCTGAATAGGGACAGGTTTGTTTTTCTTTTCGTTATATATCCTTCCAAAATTACTAACATAATACGAGGAAAGACCTTCTTCTTTTAATCTTTCCCATTTTTCGGCGTTCATTTTTTTCGCCATGTAATCATCCCTTTACAATTTCCTTGACCGCCTTGTTTTCTTTCAGCATTTTTCGCATTTCTTCCAGTGCTTCATCCACCCACGCAGAGAAGGTATCGAATGATACCGCTATAGCAATAGCAGGGAATCTCTGCACGAATAAATCATAGGCGCGGCGCAGTTTCAATTTTCCAGTGCCGCCGCCCAATTCCTTTTCCGCCTGCATAACCGCCCATAACAGCCATTGTTTCACTTTGACGCGCTGTGTTTCGGTGGGCATATTCAGAAATCTGCCGATACACATACCAATCACGCAGGCAACCGCCAGAAGTGCCACCACTAAGTACCAGTTTTCCATTAAGAATGTAATCTGTCTCATTTCATCAAGCCTCCTTTATGCTTCTACCTTTTCCCATCCGCTAGGGTATTCTGTCGGGCTCCATGTATTATTATCGATAAGAGAACGATACACCGCGCCATCCTCCGTGCAGCAATTTCCCTTCATGTAAGGGGACGTTGCGAGCGCGATAAACGGCTTCGCCTTTTCGGGGTTGTCACTCCATACGAACCCCCACTGTGCAGGCAGTTCCTCTGGCTCAGCGGTATAAATACTGCTGTCATAGACCTGTAACAGCTTTACCACGCGCTCTGCGGTACTCTTACAGATAAACCCGACAGGGCGATTGAGCATATTTTCTTTTTCTTTCGCTGTCTGAAAATCAGGAATAAACCTGTCCTCAGCGTTTAATTCCGTTCCTGTCATAGTGTCCGCTTTCTCCTGCACCGCCTGCGCCGCTAGCTTCGCCATGTGCTTAATCGTTTCCATCATACCTCATTCACCCCTTCACTGATTGCCGCATTTAATTTCTCTATTGTCACGCTGTCAGCAGTAAGGGCGTTTAACTGCTCCTCAATACGGTCAAGCTGGGAGGGTTTTGGTTCTGGCATGGGTTCTGGTTCGGGCGGTGTGTATTCCGAAAACGTACCTGTTTCAGAATCATAAAGCATGCCAAGCGTAACCGTATCGTCACAAGGAATGGCAGTCACAGGGTTGCCGGAAGGGTCAGGTGGATAGTAGGGTTCTGTTTCTTGGTCTTTCAGAACGTCAATCACTCTGTTTTGTAAAATCATTGCATAAGTTTTCATATTCTCACCTCACCATTCGATAATAACAATACCGTTTCCGCCTGCGGACGCAGTATTTGATGACGTGTAGTTGGTTGCACCGCCACCACCGCCACCATATCCAGGAGGGGTTGCAGTATGCAAAGTTTTGTTAAAATAATAAGCACCATTTCCTCCGTTGCCGAAAGAACCGCCGCCACCTCCACCACTAGTGTAGCCGGCACCATATCCATTCCCAGTACCTCCGCAGCCTCTAACTCCATTTTCTCCGTCTTTTGAATATCTATTAGAGGAGCCTCTAGCACCTTCTCCTCCAATGCCAGCACCAATATTTCTATCCTCTGTGTTGGGGGTAGTTGCATGTGCCTGTGCTACACCTCCGGGCAAAGAAACAAGCGAACCAATAACCGTAGTTCCACCTGATTGACCGCTTTTTGGACTGGAACTACTCCTGCTTGATTCTCCTGCTGCCCCGCCTAATCCTATAACAATATTTATTTTGCTATTCGGCGTAACTGTATACGGTTCTCTTATGATACACGAACCTCCATTACCGCCTGCACCAGCCTCATCGTCCATTCTAGCACCGCCGCCACCTCCACCGCCACCACAAGCAGTAACCCAAATCTTCGTCACGCCAGCCGGAACGGTAAACGTGCCATTTTCGGTAAAGGTCTGCGTACCATGTGCTTGAATCATTTTGTCTAATGACAAAAAACTGCTTGTTCCCAACGTGCTATTTAATGCGTACTTTACCGCCGCCCAAATTCCCATAATTTTCCCTCCTTACGCTGTGAAATTGATAAGGTTTCCCGAAATCGAACCATCTGGATTGAATTTTGTTTTTATTCCGATTTTCAGTCCGTCCTTATTTGTAAAAGTTTCGTCAATCGTTCCGTCTGAATTGAAAACGGTGTCCAGCGGTTCATTCAGTGCATTTGTTTCGGTAATAGAGCCGTCATCGTTAAAAGCAACATGAAACGCCTCAAACCCCTGCAACGCCATAAACGCCTCACGATTCAGCGGTGTGCCGATAACAGTCGGGTTATCAGCCATTTCGACTGTCACATATTCGCTTGTCCCGTCCGCATGGGTGATTTTTCTCCGCCCTACCTGTGTTGGGATTCTATCTAAAAAATCCTTCATAGTAACCGTTCACCTCCGCTATTCATCGTTCCGCAGTAGATATATTCCTGCTTCATATTTTCTGTCATTTCCTTGCCGACCGCGGCAACACGTTCCCAATCATTTACTTCCTGCCAGTCAACGTAATCACTTTCCGCAAATACAGGCAAACCCAAACCAACCAAAAACAACCGCACCAATGCGGTATAATTCGCTCGGATACGGTTGATTTCAGATAGCCAAGGTATATTTTCTTCCTGCCAATCTGTGTACGTTTTACCGTTAAATTCTTTGTAGTCCCTGTATGAACGAGGAAGATAATAGCCGCTACTTGCAAGCCATTTCATCAATTCCTTATGGTTTCCTTCAATGCGGTTCAAGTCTTGGTAGTTTAACGCGCCTTTGTTGTTTTCGGCATTTCCTTGATTTATTCTTGCACTCTCGGTATCCTCAACGATTCTGTCGAAGACAGGTGTTATCCAAGCCATCATCCACCACCCCCAATAATATATTGGCACTCGCCCTTAATTGAGCCATTATAGGACAATTTCTGCTGAACCATAGTAACAGGCGTTTGGTTCGCAAAGTTACTTGTAAGGCTTACTGTGTCCCCAACGTCCAACTCTGGATAACCCCTGTCCTGTGCGGTGTAAGTGTTCCTGCGTAGCGTTACCGCCGCCACCCAGTTTGCGTATGCAACAGCATCCTCTCTATTGTCAATCAGAGAGTTGCTCACTCCGCTCAAATCCTCGCCCACATCACTGTATTTTGCCTTGTATTCGATTTTGTTTTCGGTTAGGCTATTTCCATTGACCGTTACCGTACCGTTCCCCTTAAGCGTTACTACAGTTTTGTAGGCATAGTATTTCGGCGTGCCGACAATAGACAAGCCGCCGCTGACTTCTACCTTCTGATTTGTAAACGCTTGGTGCGTAAAGGTGTACTCATGTGCGGTAGGAGCTGATATTTCAACAGCATTGACCGCCGCCGTCAATTCGGGATTTACCTTGATGGAGTTATACTCGACTGATAGGTTGCGAAGGGGCGGTATCTTTGTTGTTGTTGGCGTATCCGTCATTTTTTCAAAATTCATGTCAAACCCAGTTGTTTCTGCGTTTTCTCTAAGGATTTGAATATAGCCACCTCTACTGTGGCTCATAACGCAACGCCCTGCATTTGCTATCAGCTGCAAGCACTCATTCACTTTGGAGGAGGGCAGGGGATTATGCGTATAAATATCCTTCAATGCGTTATCAAGCTGAATTGTATTTTCAAATCCAGCAAATCTCATAACATCGGTTGCAAGGTCAAACAAACTGCGACCAGAAGGGGAATAAACGCCCTCATCATAGGTCATTGTCAAATGGTCTGCCAACCCTACACACTTTATGCTGACCTCTGCCACAATACCTTGCTTGGATACTTCAAAGTCCCCAGAGGAATAGGACAACCCCCAAGGTATCCACTCAACAGAGCCGTCCGACAATTCATAGCCGTACTGGTAATTGACAGGTTGCCTGCTTTCCAAATACTCCCATACGCCCTGCGGATTCTCGGGGTCATATCTTCTTTGCGTATCAATCAACGTAAATTCAAATTCCTGCTTTGGAATTTTAGAGGTCAAGAGGTCAATCTCTTTTGTAGAGGAGCAGCTTGTAATATCATCGGTAGTCAATCTGCTTACCAGACCATAAATCAAAGAAAGCAACATTGCCCTGCGGTGCGGTATGCTTGATTTTATCCAAAAGAACTGTACTTCGTTGCAAATCGGAATATGCTCGGACATTTCCCAATATGGCGTATCTGGCGAAAATGTTTTGTCAAAAACAGAAACGCCATCCTTTTTCGCCAAGATACGAAAACTACTCGGATAGTCTCCCATGCTTTCGTCAAACTGAAAGGTTAGCCCCGGGAATTGCACATAGTCATCAAACGCAACCTTTACGCATGGCTGTATAGCGTATATCCCTGCGTCGCCACTGATTTCTGTCCCGACATACCCTTGATAAATCGGGTTTACTTCTCTCGGCAACGGGTTCTTGCCATCCAACACAAAGCGGTTACGTTCCATGGTTTGATATGTGGATGGGGCAGTTGTCCCAACATCCACGCTATCAATATCACTGTAAGGCAAATGTCCATTATCTGTTGGTCTGCTTAACCTTGGCGCATCTGGGTCTGTCACGCCAAATACAATTCTCACATAGGAAGGATTGCGGAGCGTTTGTTCTGTTTCTTCTTTCCATTTTGCTGTTACTGGATACATAAAACCACCGCCCCACTATTTCCCTGTGTCGATAAGAGAAGCCTTAAAGCCTGTAAAGAACACTGGCGTACCGTTTTCTAACACTTGGTATGTAGAAACGGAATAATCTCCCCAATACATTTCCCTTGTGATGAATTTACCTTCCTTGGGGTCATAATAGGTCACTTTGCCTATGAAGGTTTCAATCAACTCCAAAATCTTCTGCAAATCCTTTGGATAAATAACCTTCCATTCTAAATTCAGTTTCACTTGGCGGCGGTTTATTTTTTGAGCCACCACAACACCATTTGCATTTCTGCCGCTGTCAACTAACTGTTGACCTTCGTAGTCTTGCACAGAAGGGCAGGTAATTTCTATGCCGTTATATTTGATTACTGCCACAAAAACCACCTACCTTTGAAATGCACCAAGACCAAAGTTAATACCTCGTCTTGCGGATACTCTCTGCTGATTGTTATAAATAACGTCTCCATCCAGTTCAATCTTCTGGTTTAGTTCGATTGGCTGACTGCTACCATTTGCCATTGCCTGTGACATAGCCGTTAAAACGGCATTAAAAATCGCACGTTCTATCTGGTCATTGCCGCCAACGGCTGTTTTGCCGCCAATACTTCCGACCAGTTCCGGTCCTGCCTCTCTTGCAATAAACAGTTCGCCAGACCGAGGGAAACCACCATTCGCAAACATTTCTATGTTGAACCGCTGCGCCTGTTGCATGGTGTAGCCGCCGACATGACTGTATTTTTTACCAGTCAATCCTGCCAGTGAGTTTGCGTCCGAAACCATCTGGTTCAGCATCCTTGTAACTTCATCCGAAACTTGCTGCAAGGTCTGTCTGATAGCATCAAACGTGTTGTAAATGTTATCGTAAACTTTCAGCAGATACGCCGTTATCTGTGCCTTGGAAACCGTACCGAAATTCGTTGTCATAGCACTTATGGTTGAATAGAATGTATTCATATTTGAAATAATATCTGCCTTTATCATTTCAAATCTTTCTCTCAATATATCCCATGTCGCATCCCACTGTGAAATATCTGGTGCTTCGACCGATACAACAGGAGCAAGACTGCCACCGCCAGATACTTTGTCTACGATTTCATCAATAACACTGCCTGCACCTTTGACGGATTCTTCCATACCTTCAACGATACCTGCGCCCAGATAAGCACCGACCTCTCGTTTAAACAGTTTGGATGGGGAGTGGATTTCTGCCGCGCTCTTTGTGCCACTAAGTATTCCACTTACAACTTCCTTCACACCAGAAGGCACTAAAGAAAGCAAACCTTTTTTAATGCCCTCCCACATCCATTTACCGATTTTCTCAATCGTACGTCCCATGGATGTTACGGCGTTATATACGCCCTGCGGTATTCCTTTAAACAGGTCGATAATCATTTTGATTTTTTCTGGTATTGAAGATGAAATCCAAGTTGAAATACTATCTCCCCACGTTGGCAAGATAGAGGATACTAAAGTCGAGATTTTCTCTCCGATTTTCCCCGGCAATCCTGAGAACCACTCAACAATATCACTTACAATCTGCGGTATTGTTTCTGTGAAGAAATTTTTAATCGCAGTCCATTTTTCAGAAATAGTTGTTTTGACAGATTCCCACAATTCAGATGTTGCGGTCTTTAATTCGCCCCATTTCTCTGGATAGTAACTTACAATTTCATCCCATGTTGTTTTAAAGAAATTTTTAATAGAGTCCCATACTTCGACTACTGTTTTCTTAATACCATCCCACAACTTTGCAAGAAACTCTTTTATCTCATCCCAATGCTTTATAGTCATAAAAACAGCGAATATAGCCGCACCTATGGCAAGCGTCCAAGGACTTAATATAAACCCTGCAATCTTCGGTCCAAGACCAGCAATAGCAGTTCCTATACCAGTAACAATCTCCGAGCCTGCTATCTGTGCTGCGATTGCTTTGGCTATTGAAGCACCAAGACCAGTGAATTTCAACAATGCAACAGCGGCTATGATAGTTGATTCTATCGGCGCAACATCAACAAAGCCATTCCACGCTTTAAGAGCCGCCGATATTGCTTCAAATATCAGTGTTCCGATATTGGACAGAATGGTGACAAAATCAATTTCCTTTATGAATGTTCCAATTTTTTCTCCTATCATTGCCCAATCTGTACCCTGTACGGCTTTTATCAATGTGGTTAAAATACCGTTTATCCATTTATTAGCCGTATCCGCGGCAAGGACAAAATCGAAAGTGGAGAAAAACGTGTTAATTCCAGCCGCTATGGATAGCCCGAAATTAGACCAATCAAATGTAGTGCCAAACGAATCAAGGAAATGCAATGCGGTGTTCAATGCGCCTGCTATTGTTGCCCCTAAAACAGAAAATGTATCGGGCGATATTAAGCCGTTTAAAAAACTTGCCAATCCTGTGCCGAATTTGTCTGCCTTTTCATATATTGCATCCCAGTCGATACTGCCGAGCGCATCTTGTAATTTTTTCCCCAAATCAGCACCAAGACTGTAAAAGTCCCCCGTTTTAAATGCTTCTTTTATTCTGTCGGCAAGACCTTTTATCTTGGAATCAATCTCGACAGTTTCAAACATATCGGTAGGGAGAAGGTCTCCTGCACCGCCGCCTGCACCGCCATCCGCACCGCCGCTATCGTTCTGCTTAGTGTCTATGATGTGCAATTCATCAAATCCGAGCGTATAGTCCTGCATTTCCTTTAATGCCTTAGCTGCTTTTCCTGCGCCGCCTGCCGTTTTTTGCAGACTTTTCGCGTAGTCCATCTGCACTTTTTTAGCCTGTACCGCATAGCCTTTGCCTGTAAGTGCCGCAATGAATTGCCCCAACATATTGATTGCCTTCGCAAGCCAACTAATGAAAGTAGCAAGGTAGGGTGCGACAACAGAAAGAATAGGCTCAAACGCCGCCGCAAATGCGTTTCTCAACTGCATTAAAGCGGACATCATAGAGGAAATATTGGCGTTTACCGATTGGCTGTACTGTGCCAAACTTTGCATACCCTCTGCAAATGCAGACTGTATGGTAGCAATCAGCTGAAATACAGTGGAGTACAGTACAGACATACCAACCATTTTAGGCAAAGAAAAACTATTGCGACCGCCAGAGCGACCAAAAAGCCCACCGGATGAACGCCCACGAGATTTATTTGAGCGTTTCCTCTGGCTTACTTGTTGCGTTTTTTTGCTCTGATTTTCCTGCAACCCCTCTTGAATATTTGGTATTTTAGAACGTGCAAGTGCAATAGTATCTTTCAGATTAAGATTTGCTATTTTTGATTTTTGGCTTATTCTCTCCAACTGCTTTTCAAGCGGCTTTAACTGTTTGGCATTTGCACCAGACGCTTTTAATTCTTCTATGGTTTCGGTCAGAACTCTAACCGTATTCTCTATATTTCTTAATTCTTTCTCTGCCTTTTCGACTTCTGGAAACTTGATTTCACTAAGTCCGAGTTTTTCTAAGTCAACTCTAAATCCATTGATAAGGCTTTTTGATTCCTCCATGGTTTCAGCGAATTTTCCGTTATCAATATCCAGAACGCCTGTCATGCCAAGATTTTTTGAGATCTCTTTTTCTATTCCAGAAAATCTGTCTGTTTTTGCGGCGTTTTCCGAAACACGTTCCATTGCGGCGGCAAGCTGTCCTGCAACGGAAACAGCTCTGCTCGTTTCGCTCGTTAAATCAGACATGGATTTTGCGGCATCCTGTATCGGCTCACCGTTAATCTGCTTGCCCATGTCAAAAATAGGGATGTCCTTCAAATGGCTATAATCTTCAACAGATGCAGATTCTTTTTTCGTCTTTTTTGTGAGTTGTCCGAGATTCACGCCTTTTAACGAAGCGCCGATTTCCTTTGCACTTCTTGCGGCTTTTGAAAAGTTGTGTGCTATGATTCTTGCTTGTTTCGCAAATTCTTTTATGCCTTTAATCTCTATTTCTGGTGTTTTAATGCTCTCCAAAACAGATTTAATTTCACGAATCTGTTTTGTGGAATCTCCTGTTTTCCCGATACCATCAATAGTTTTGCTCAACTTTTTTACAGACTTTTCCGCTTCTGCGGCATCTGCAACAATCTTTATCTCAAGTTTATCTATTTCACTCATTCTTCGTTTCCACCACCTTCCCATAGCGTTAAATAGGTGGTAATAGACTTAGCCATTACCACCTAAATACTATTTCGGACTTTCTGGCAAACCAGATTCACGAAGTGCCAGTATCCTTTTTTTCATTTCAAAAACCGCAATCTCTTCATTTGATTCAGTATTCCGTTTTTCTTCGCTAACAGAAAGGATGGGTTCTTTGATATACTCATTTTTTGCCTTATTTCCTGCCAAATTTTTCTCTACACCGACAATTACAGCAGAAAGCATATACTGACCGTTTATCCAATTCATGTAATCTGCATTTCTGACACGTTGGTTGTATCCCTCTGCAATCGCAAACAATATCCTTGGATTCATTCTCCAAAATTCATCCCACGAAACCCCGATAGCGTATGCCTGTGGAAACCATTCAGCAGTCAAAAATTCACGAAACGACTTGTATTTTTTTCTTATTCCGCTTCTCTCTGATTTTCCGCAGTTTCCGCTTCCGCTGTCTTGTTGGCAGCCCGAAAAAAATCAGACTGTTCCATAGCGTTAGACATGGCTTCTGCCATTTCTTCAAAACTTCCTCCGGAAACAATGTGTTTCTGCATTTCTTCCCCAGCTGCATTTCTTCCAATGCCGGCACAGATGCCGAAATACGCTCTCATCATAGACATGGGTTTATCCTGCATGACCTCAAGAGAAACACCCTCGTCCTCCAAGTCACAAACAAGGTTAAAATCAAATTCTTTTGCCTTATACACTTTTTTGTTAATGGTAAAGTTTTTCATTTGCATAACTCCTTTTTTCTACTTAATTTACTGTATTTCGGCTATGGATTTATCATAGTCAGCCATATTAGCCGATTCTATATTCAAGGGCTGACTTAACCTTTTTTTGACAGTGTGATTGTAGTCGGATAGCCATTCTCGTCTTCCGTTACCGCAACATCATAATCATTCTCAATCCACTTAGGAACTGTTTTCACAGCTACGGTTGCAGTTCCTGTCAAATGGTCATCTGTTGCTTCATCAGGAGCGAAAGATTCCTGACCGATAAAAGCGCAGATTCCTTCTGAACCCTTGCCATCTGTCCCATATAAGATACAAAAATCCAGTTCCTTTCCCTCGTTTGAAACCATGTCATCTTTGTATTTCTTTTCAAATGCGCCAGAAATCTCCATTGAGCCAGCCGCACGTCTTCCCATTTCCTGTGTTTCTACAAGGTCTTCCAGCGTGGATGTATCCACCATGTTCTGAGAACCAAATGGGCTTGGAATGGCTTTCGCCCTCAACAGAAGTTTATAAGTTCCTGCCCAATAAGAACCTTCTGTTGGACTTGATGTTTTTTCTCTATAAATAATTCTGGATTTCAAACCTGTTGCCATATTCATTCCTCCTTTTTGCATAAAAAAATAAAGCCCGTTTAGGCTTTATCACGTTAAACTGTCATTTGCTCCTATTACTCTTTGGAATCTTGCGGTACTTCTGTATGTATCCCCCTCATTAAATTCTGGAAGGGCAATAACCTTGAACCGCATTTCCTTGAATACATCTGCGACAACAGACATTATTCTGCCTACATCCGATTGGTTTGTGTTTGTGAATACATCCACCTGAAAGGTTTCCAAGGTTGCGTTTATGGAAAGTCCCTCAAGGTCTGCTCCACGCTCCGCCGCCGCCATACGATGAATATAGACGGTAGGGAAGATAGCATCACTTAATTTCTTTCCGTTGCTTGTGAAGTATATGGTCGGATATTTCGATTCCAATTTTGGCTTAGCTTTCGTTTTTACGATTGAGAATACAACCGTTCCGATGTCATAAGCCCATGAATTATCACTCAACCAAACACCTCCTTTGCAACCTCCGCAATCTTTTCTGCTAATTCTATGGACGTTTCATACATGAATGGGCGAGAGGGCATACCTTTTGTCCAGTGTCGTTTTCCGTCCCTGTAATACCACCATCCAGATTCTCCATGTTCGTTCACATCATATTCCCAACCGACAATACCTTTATTTTTGTGTGGCTTCATCTTTCCGACAATACCTGTACCAAACTCAACAAATTTGGCCCAAGGACAGCCAGTGTACACAATCCACGTTGCACCTTTTTTAATGACCGCCCCTTGCTCATAATTGATACTGCTAAGAAGTTCTCCTGTATAAACAGCATCGTATTGAGCAACCTTCATTTTGGCGGTCTGTACGCCGATTTGAGCGAGTTTTTTCGCCAGTTCGTTACATTTATCGGTCAATTCGTAAGCGTAGCTCTCAACCTCTCTTACGGCGTTCTGTATGGACTTATTGGACATGATATTGATTGATATTTTCTTCGACATAGAACCACCTACAAAATTTCAAGTTCTTGGAACACTTTAAATATTTTCGGAGACTGTATTGCAATCCAGTCAACCATTTCCTCGTTTTCAGCCCATGCACCATAAATTCCATGTGTATTGGAAGATAAACCACTTTCAAAAAGAAAGGCATGGACTATCTCATGCCTAAGTTTCCTTTTGTTTAAGTTGATTTTCCCATCTTCCGTTAGGTCTTTTTCTTTTGGATTTAATACATAAATCACTTTGTCATAGAAATTGCACAGAGCGTCCGTTGATTCCTCAAAATCAGAAAATCGTTCTGGATATTCATCCACAAACATAATTGAGTATTTCTCTCCAAGAATATTTACAGTTTTATTCTCCATGCTTCCACCTACTTTACATTCTTTTGTAGCAGAAACAAATCAACCGTCAGCCCTTCATCCGCAACGCCTTTGACGATGTAATCACAGCTTGTCTTATCGACCATTGCCGCCTTATACTGAACCGCAGATTTCTTCCACACCAAATCCCCGACAGACAAAGGAAGTTTTCCCTTGTCATCGACAATCTGAACGAAATTTGTTGAATTATCAACGCCAAACTCTTTAATAAGAGATTCGCTCAATTTGTTGCTGATTGAAGAATAGAATGGGACTGGAACATCGTATCCCATTGTGTATTCTCCTGTCTCTATCGGCACTTCGTTTCCGTCCACGGTGATGTATTTCAAATTCCCATCCTCGTCCGTATCATAGACAGGGACTTGACCGATTTGTTTTGAATAGAACATCTTTTGTCTGTTAATATCGAGCATTTGAAAACCACCTACTCATGATTCATTCGTTCCTCAAGAGTATCAAGCCTATGATGTGCAGATTTAAGGCTCTGCTCCAACTTAATAATCTTGTCATTGTGCTTATTGATTTCTTCTCTCATTGTGGATATTTCCGATTTTATTTCCTGCGTTGTGCCAGCGATAGCATCCAGTTTCATATTGATTCTGGTGTTATCCTTCACACGTTCCTCAATATCCTTTGTGTCTGTATGCTTGCTACTTTTCAACCCGAAAAAGACGGAAAATGCCAAAGATACTATGCTTATGAGATACGCTATTTCGACTTGCATTTCTGTACCGCCTTTCTGCTTAATAATTGTGCATCAGCCCACCGCCACATAATCAGATGCACCCCTGCTGCCATTTCGTTAAAAAATAAAATCTATCGAATTTAATAGAAAAATTAAGCGAATTTTTAATGAAATTTCATTTGTTTTCGATTAAATTTCAAAAAATTCTATAAATTTATTGAAACTACCAACGGCAACGCACTAAAAACGACTAAAGCCAGTTTGCTTTAACCACTTTACAGAACCTTTACAAACGGGTATACGCCAAAGAACAAATCCTCTCTATTTTTCCAAGTGCGACTTACTCCGTTTTCAGAATAGCTTTCCATATAGGCTTCTCCTGCCTGTGAGCGGTCATAGACTGCCAAGTCAACGATATTGTTCTCAAACCTTTTCAAATCCTCCGCAATATCATCATCTGTGTATGTATCTGGATACATACGCTTTATGGCAATCTCTTTTTTCGCCTGCTCTATCAGCTGATTTAAGAGTGGGTTTTCTTCTTTTTGGTCGAATACCACAGTATCGTCCTCGTCAACATGAAACTGCCGCAGTCTGATTTTTACTTGCTCTAAAATGCTGTAATCAGCCATAAGTAATCACTCCTTTACAGTCCGAATACGGACAAGAGATAATGTTTCAGTTCTGTGCCGTTCATTTCTTCTGCTCCATTAACACCTGTGCTCAACGCCAACTGCCGCAGTTCGTCAACGGGCATACGTGCGATTTCGCTTTTGGAATATTTCTTTCCTTCCGCTTTCTCGTTAGTATCAGGCACTTCTTCTCCTGCGGCATACCATACACCCTTGTGTTTTACTATGTGTCCGTACTTCATGGCGTTCTCCTCCTTATCAATAGCACTTGATAACGAAAACGCTATCCATTCTCTCATAAGAGGGCAGTACAATTTCGGATGCAGTTGTCTTTGTATGAACAGGGTCGCTTGTCACTATAACAGAAACCGCAACGCCTGTATTTACAATGGATACATCCGCTTCCTTACTTCCCATCAGTGTACGTTCTTCCGGTGTTGTTCCGTACCATGTGTTACCCAGTGCGCCGTTAGGAATCAATGTTGCAAAACCATCCGGATAGAATTTAGCAGCGGTGCCGGCTTCGTTTTTGTACTGTTTGGAGTAAACGATAATATTTACGCCCAGTTCAGCAGAGAAAATTTCCTTCACTCTGTTATCGTTCATAAAGATATTTGCCGTTACATTCTGTGCCAAAATTGCGGATTTGATTTTCTTGTTCTGTTTCAGATAGTCCATGGTCTTTCTGGAAACAATCAAGATAGAAGGTCTTTCGCCTGTTTTTGCTTCAACAGAATCCATTCCCACGGAAACATCGTCGAGGGGGTCAGAGTTTTCTGTATCAGACCACTTGTCAGTTGTTTCAGTCAGCTCCGCAAAGTTTGTTTTCTTGTACTCTCCGTCTGTGTCATAATTGAATGCATGCGCAACGCCGTTTGCCTCAATAGAAATCTTAGGAGACCCATCAGCAGGGGAGAGCAACTGCATAATCATTCTCTCGGGCACAACCCTCGCACCTTCAATCAGAGTGTTTGCATCGTCAAAGATTTTGCTCAAAACATCCGCTGCGTAAGGGTCGGAAGAATCCTGCACACGCATGATTTCCTGCTCGTCTGATTCCTTTATAAGCATAGATTCACGGAAGAACGGCATTTCAGTTTCTTTAACAATGAAGCCTTCTCTACTTCTGATTGTAGAGTTTGCATCAAAATTGGAAGGAGCCAAGGAAACAGGCAGTCCTTTAGATGTTTTAATCCATTTCAGGTCAAGGCCCATTTTCTTTTTCGCAGGAAACAAACCTTCGCCCAGATAAGAGATTCTATTGCTTGCTACTTCTGTCTGCACAAGGGCAATCGCCTTTGCGTTGTATACATCTCTAATGTTCATTACTTTACACCTCCTTATTCAAATACAATCAGTGGCAGTGCCGTCTTTACCGCCTCCGCAATCGTAATTCCTGCGTTCGCATTCGCATTTGCTTCGTTTACACAAGCAAATGCCTTGATGATAGTTCCGTTAGTGTTAGAATCATACACGTCATAAAGCAGAATACCGACTGCCGCCGAATCATCGCTTCCACCATTTACCTTTTTCCCCTCTGCGGAAATAGGATTCCCAGCCTTACAAACGCCTTCTGTAAAAGCCGATGCATCCAGTTTTATAGGAACGAACAATTCTCCACCAAGCCTTCTTTTCAGAATTTCCTTTTGCATAACCACGCTTTTTTTATTGAATTTCATAGTTTATTCAGCCTCCTTACATATAGTCTTTTAAAACAGATTCTGCCGTTTTATTTGCATCAGACCATTTACTGCCGATGTCTTTTGCAATTTTTTCAGCCTCCGTCTGCGTTTCGCCGCCACCATTACTTCCGTTAGGGTTAGGGGAATTGTTTGCAATCTCATTCTCTTTCGCTTTGGCAGCAGCCGTTTCTTTATCAGAGATAATCTGTCCGAGAACGTCATAATCGAAAGAGCCGTCATCTTTTACAATCTGCGCCGCCTGTTCAGCAGTTACTTTGAATTTCGCAGCCGCAGTGCTTCTCTGCGTAGCCAATGTCTGTGCCTTCTCAAGTTCTGCGATTCTTGCATTTGCTGTTTCCAACGCTTTATTGGCTTTTTCAGTTTCAGACAAACCGTTTGATTCCAATTCGTCAATCTTTGCCTGTAATTCGTCTGCCTTATCGGCTTTTTCTTTGTACTGTGCGATTTTGTTTTTTTCGTTCAACACTTCCTTGTTACTTTGATTCAGCAAATTGGTAATCTGCTCATCAGTTGCCTCTGGGAAAAGTTTCAGCACATCTTCTCGTTTCATGGTTATTACCTCCTGTTCTTTTACTCACGCTTTTGTTACCGCAGGTCGCACCTGCTGAGTTTGCTATTTACCGCATAGCTGCTTAATTTTTATAAACAAAAAACAGCCCCTAAGGACTGTTTAAGTTTTCGTGTATTTCAGACTACATCTGCAATTTACAATTTCTTCCGCACTGGCCCCTAAAGAGT